ACTCAATGGTTTGATAGAATCAACCCAATCATCGAAGTTAAATTTACCACGGAAACGTGAGATGACCCAAACATTGTTCTTACCAGAACCCAATGCCTTCAGTCTAGATTCTTCAGTTGGATATTTCTCACGAATCAAATCAATGATATCGCCTTCAAGCATCCAACCATGAGAATCTTTTTTCACGTCATCAAGAATAGCATTCATCATTTCTTCTTGATAGTTGGTAACCCACTCACGTCCTTCACCTGTAACAGATGTTCCTGCTTTAACACCAGAGGCAAGCCCACGATTTTCTGTTCTTTGTGCAGCTTCGCGCAACCCAACATAAGCTGCTTCTTGCTCTTCTTTAGTGAAGAAGTTCTTCCTAAATTTAAAGGCAATATTTTTTTCTGTTGCCTTACCTTCGATACTATCTGGAAGATAACAATCTGTATCTTCTTCGATTAAGATATCGTAGTCTTTTTCATCAAGAAACATACCAAGAAGTTTCTCGCAATCATGTTTAGTTTCTGCTATAATAACACGTGTCATATTATTTTCCTTAAAAATTGAACTCAGCATCTATTGTTTTCTTTTTACTTCGGTCGAACAATGGAACATCATTGTCTTCCTTAGTATATGTAGTCGTTCTCTGATTTTGAGAACCAATGTTAGACTGAGCACTCACTTCAACATTATATAACTTCATCTTAGGTTTGTCAACCCCAATCACAAATCTTTTATAATTTCCTGGATCAGCGTATCGATTCTTCAACTGCTTCACCATTATCTGTCCAAGTTCCTCAAGTTCTTCAGTCGAAACTAAAGCAAGCATCAAGTCTGCCGTTGCGGGAAGACCGAATGATTCTGAAGTATCTTCAAGTCCTGGATCGCTATTAGTAAAACCACTTCTTGTTGTTTGAGTAGCTGACATAACTGGAACATTATATTCAGCAGCAAGCCCACGAAGCTCTTCTGCGATACTCTTGATATATGTATAAGAGTTTACATTCGCACCCATCTTTAATCTAGATGACGCACAAATATTCAAGTAATCAACAAAAATAATATCAGGCGAAAACTCACGCTTCATCTTTAGTTCTTCTAACACAGCACGAAAGTGTCCTGCGTGAGCAGAGGCAGTTGGATATTCTTTAACAATCAGTTTACCTTTTGTCTTATCTTGAACTTTCATCAATCTACGTTCAAATAATTCTTTATCAACAACAGCCAACTCATCCATACCTAGATTAAGTAAGTTCGCATCAATACGTTCAGCGATGCGTTCCTCAGCCATCTCCATAGTTATGTATAAAACATTTCTGCCCTGCATTAAAGAAGTCGCAGCAACGTGACACATAAACAAAGATTTACCAACACCTGTACCAGCAAGAATAATGTTTAATGTTTTTCTTGACAACCCACCCTTTGTGATTGTGTTGAGCATGTCCAAGTCGAAGGGAAGTTTTTCCTCAACTCTATGATAGAAATCCCATCGTTCTTGAAAGTCTTCCAGATAATCGTGACCAATATGACTATCGAAAGAAACGGCAAGAGCATCAGAAAGTAATGATGGGATGGCATCTTGCTGTCTGTTCTTGTCTTTTCCTTCGATAATTTTAATAGATTCCATAATAGCATTATAGACAGCCCTCTGTTTACAAAATGCTTCGGTCTCAACTTCTAACCAATCTTGAATAGTATCTTGAGATGTTAGTTCTGAAACATACTGTTGAAGATCTTTTGATTCATCTTCAGACACATCTTTCCTGGCACCAACTTCAATAGAAAGGATTTCATTTGTTACTGGTTTATTATATGTTGTAAAAAACTTAATAATCTCAGTCGCAAGAATTTTCTCCTTACGATCTGAGAAATAAGATGCATCTATGTGCGGTAATACTTTACGACAGTAATTTTCATTATGTAGTAGATTCGCTAGAATCGTTTTCTCTATCCTCATCAACACCACCTGAATAAACAATTGAATTATTTTCGACACCTTCTTGAATTAAACCATGAAGGATCTCACCTATTACCTGCTCAAACTCCACTTTATCGAAGGAATCGCTTTCGCAGACATTGTGTAAATCATAACTGAAGTGGAGTTTTGTTCCTGGACCATCATCTGTCTCAACAGCAGTTAACTCTACCTTACCATATTCATACATTATACCTTTAAATTTGCCAGATGTCAAGCAAACTGTGTAAATTGCATCATTATTTTTTGATTCGATTAACTCATACTTTGTCTTCATCTAGTATCTCCAACTCTAACTCTTCAGATTTATCATGTTTTGTTACAATCTCATCATGACCAAATTTATATTTCTTTCCTACGAACACATCAATTTGTTCTAAGAATTCTTTTGTGAAATATTTTTCTGGATCTTCAGAGATATGCTTACCAAATATTTTCTTACCATCAGGAAGTTCGATACGACCACCCTGTGACTTCCAGATACCAGCTTCAACTGCTAAATCTGTAAGACCATGGTAACGATCTAGACCTGTTGTGAATGATAGTTTAGTTTCAACCATAGATTGTTCTTTGGTGAATCTAGACTTCTCCAATTTACACTTGATGATATTACCGATAACTTCAGTTCCGTCTTTGTCCTTAGACTTAGAAAGGAAAACAATTGTTGAGGCAGCATATTTTAGACCATCACCACCACCCATTGTTTTCGTTGGAACATATGCACCGATAACTGCATAGGTATGATTAGTAACAATCATAGCAATATCGAGTTTGGCAAGTTTCAATGAAAGTACACGGAAAGCACCACGAACCAATTGAGAACGTGTCATATCGCGTGTTTCTTTACCCTCAGCAATATCTTCCATCTCTTTAGTGGTTGAAAGCATACCCAATGAATCAAGACACATCATTAATTTTGGTCGGTCATTTTTTGGACGCTTATCATAAGCATCAAGGATTTTAGTTGCTTGAGTACGAAACTCTTGAACTGTAGATACAGGAACAATGACAAATCTTCGCACATCAATACCACGCTCTACGAGCATGTCTTTGGTCATAGCACCTTCTGTTTCAAAGTATATGACACCATTTGATGAGTTTTGGTTGAGAAAGTTTTTACATATTCCGAGGGCGTAAAATGTTTTTCCTGTTGAACTTTCTCCTGCAAGTGCTGTAACCTTATTAGAAGGTAGACCGCCAAAAATAGAACCACTGAGTAAACCATTGAACGCATAACTACCAGTATCAATGAAACTAGCAGTGTCCCCAACAATGCCATCATCAGCCAATCCAGCATATTCATTGTCAAGTTCCTTAACGATTGTCTTTAAAAAATCCATATTGTTCTCCGTATATTCGTATGTTTATATTCTTATTATACATGATGTATGTATAAATGTCAATTATTTACACCAAGATTCCTTGGCTTCTCCATAATATTCTCTTGCAAGTCCTGCTTGAATAAGTCCTTGACGTAAACTCTTACCATCTAAAATTACATCTCCAAGAACACGACCACCAAATTTATCCCAAGACATGAGAGAAACTTTAATGTCCTTTGCTTCGGCTACTGCTTTTTTCGTATACTCAGATGCCTTCAATCCCAACTGTGCCTCTGCTTCACACTTAGCACGTGGCGCTTTCTCAGGTGTGTCAACACCGAATACACGCACACTTAAAACAGGCTTCAATGGTTTAGGTAAAAAATTTGCTTCAAATTCTACAGTATCACCATCTTTTACTTTAGTAACTTTCCAACTGTACTCAACACTTGCTGGTGTTTTGTTTGCAATAACAGGAAAAGAAACAACAAGTAAAATTGCTGCCAATAAGTAACTAATATTTTTCATCCAAAAAACTCCTCTAGGTTAGATTTTTCTTCGATAGACCAACCGATTGGTTGTATTAATGTTTCAAGTTGATCAAGAAAAACCTTCTCAAACATGAAGTCATAATCTATATATTTGTGTAAGTTAAACTCTACTGGCAGTTCGCCAGCAAAAGCGATAATATTTTCTTGAATTGTGTTTGGTGTCTTCAAGTAAATAAATTTAATTTTATCGCCATCTCGGATAGGTGAATATTTCTTTTCAAGTTTATGTTGCTTTAGCAGATGATTAAACAACAACGCACCACGAACATGAATTGGTGTGCCCTTTTTATAGATTGTTGTTGAAGAGCCATAGTCTTTAAGACCATTCATACCACGAGGAAATGCTATCTCCTCAACTGACAACTTTTTAAAGTCGTTCAAAAAGTCAGTAATGTATTTCTGAAGATTCTTTTCATTTCCTGCTAGGATAACCTTCAATACATCTTTCATCTTAGTGCGGATAACTTGTGGTGTTGATGATTTAACCATCTCAAGACCAGACACTTTTAATTTTGGTTGCGCATATTGAACACCCTCTGAGTTATGCACATTTAAGATATATCGTTTTTTCGCAACCCAAATAGCTGTGTCAGCCAACACCTCACGCTTCATCTGCATCTTTTGAGAATACGCATTCATGTATTTCGCAAGATTAGTATATGTGGTATCAATAAAAGGTTGGAACATGTCTTCACAAATTCTATCCATATACTTAATCTTTTGTTCATCGGTTTTACCAGCACAAGTGCGTTCAACCAGTTCTTCTAGAGACAAGTAAATCGAATCTGTGTCAATGGCGATAACATAATCTTTTTCTTCAGCTGGTTTCAATACATTATTCATATACCGATTAAACTCATTGGCCATCCAACGAATAGAGAGCTGTCCCGATGTAGTAATACCCTCAGCAATCCTCACGTCAAAGTATCTGAAGTACTGGTTACCAATAGCGCCATAAGCAGAGTTTAGCGCAATCTTCATAGCCATCTGTAGATTCTGTAGTCTGGATATTTCTTTGAGTAAGTGTGTCTTAGATTTATCGTTCTGATATTCCTGTTCGATTTTAAGCATCTGCTTTTTATACTTAGAACGATTCACATACATTTGTTCCATCAACTCAGGCATAAAACCACGTATATCTTTTCGATAGCAAATACCATTGGCTGTTGCTGTTAGATCTTGTCTGTGAGCGAAAGAAGTATCAACCTCCTTCTTCAAAAGTTTTTCAACAGTGGCACCATGAATCTTTTGATCGGTTATCGTCTCAGGACTCATGTTATATTGCATAATCAAGTGAGGATACAGACTGTTTAAGTCAAAAGAAACTACCCACTTATGTAGTCCGAGCAATGGCTCTTTAACGAAAGCACCTTCGAACGCTTCTGTTTTGGTACTTCTAGTTTTTTCTGGGATGACAATCTTTTTCTGACGAAGATTATTATAGATGAGATTATCCCACATACGAACCTGAGAAAACACATCTTCATAATTGATCTTAGCGTTATACGCCATGGTAATTATTAATTCAATGAGTTTCATTTTATCTTCTAATCTATCCACAAGTTTAGTGTCATGGATATTATAGCGAACAAACTTGTCCCAGTGTTTTGTGTAAAAGTCATGGAAGTTATCTTCTGGGTTTACCAGTTTTTTCTCACCAAGTTCAACGAATGCTATGTGGTCAAGTTTATATGATTCTTGTGCAGTATATGTATACTTACGATAGAGGTCGATATAATCTAGGATAGAAACACCGAAAATATCATAACAGATTTCTTCATTGCCCTTGACATGAATCTTGCGTTCGTTCACTACTTCCCAAGGCGATAATTTTTTAGCGAGGGAGTTGCCAAGAACCTTCTCAATCCTGCGAACAAGATAAGGGATGTCAAAGAAGTTAACATTCCATCCTGTGATAATATCAGGCGAAACATTGTTCCAGAAAATCACAAACTCTTTTAGTAGGTGTGATTCATTTGAACATAAAATGTAATTTACGTTCTCTTCACCGATGAATGGACGACTACCGAAAGTAGTAATCTCTTTAGTGAAATTATTTTGGAGGGTGATTAGAAGAACTTCTTCTGATGCTGCAGCGACACTAGGAAAACCAAACTCAGCGCCTACCTCGATATCGATAGAGTATGTTTTAATTTTCTCAACATCCCAACGAATATCGTTTGAGTAGTTGTCGCTGATGTATTGATGAGCATAGTTTGCGTTTCCGTAAATATTGAAACTCTCAATTTCTTTATACTTCTCAATGAAATCTCTCGCTTCGTTGATGTCAGCAAACTTAACTTCGCTCACTGGCTCATCAAAAAGTGTGCGCCATTCAGTTTCTTTGTTTGATTTTATGTATAGCGTTGGCGAAAAATCTAATCTTGTTTTATA